AGAAAAGACAATCAAATATATACAAGCCGATTGCTTTTTCTCTGACCGCAAGGTAAGGTTCCCAGGTGACAATTTCAAGTAAAAAAGAGTAAACAACATTAAGACAGATACATATAGGTATATATAGCTAGAAGTATTATAAGTAGAAGAAAGTACTTGTATTTATACTTGTATTAGACGTATGGATACTCGTAAACTTACCACATGAAGAAGTACACATTAAGTATCTGGTATGATGACGATAATGAAGAGGTAGAGAAGGTAGAGGAGATGCTTACTGATGTCAGCAGTATTCCCAGGATTTTATCTATGGGTAATGTTGATTTGACCAAGGAACTTGATGCTGAAACGTTAGAGAAGATGAATGAGTCTTTTTCAGATTCGGGCGTTGCAGAGTCATAGTGCGATCTTACACGATAAAAGGTAAGGAGAATATAGTTTACGACGATTTATCTGAGGTCCCCATTGGCATGGAGTTCTTGGATGATTGGCGAAGGGGTAATATAGGTGATTGGGTACTTACTGATGATAGGTGCGTCATACAAATCATACGATCTGGAAAGATGTTAAGTCAGAAAAGGTACACCACAAACTATATTGGAACTTGTACTGGTACTTTTGTTATATCCCCCTATGTAAAGATGACAGGGGAGAAGAAGAAAAACATTTATTCTTTTGCAGGGAACAAATCACCCGATGAGTCTGTAAAGGAGAGGAAGAACTTAACTGCACAGGAGATGGCTTTTTCAAAGTACATCGCCAGTGGTCTTCCTTCTGATGAATCATATATGAAGGCCTTCGGGACTTCCAGCCGACGATACGCGAAAACAAAGAGTGCAACACTCATAAAACAGGAAAGGATAGTACGTGCAGTGAAGCAAGAACTTGACGAAGTGCTGGATAAGCTTGGGGTAAATCTTGAATATCTTATAGGTGGCGTTAAGATACTAGCCGAGGAAGCCAGCAGGGACAATGATAGGCTGTCGGCTTACAGAATGTTATGGGATGCTGCTGATGTTGTGCCAAAGATGAAAACGACACAGATCACTGGTGCTCTATTTCAAGGATTTTCCGATAAGATGCTCGGTGACGCTCGACGGCCAGAGTTAGAGGCCACAGAAGTTGATACCGAATAGTAAGCATACAGTCAACATAAATTCTCAAAACGTTTCTAAGGCTGAAGAAGCCTTTGAGCTATCTAAGAAGGACATGATTGCTTTCGGTAAGCTTTTCCTTCCAGACGATTTTATTCGTTCTGAGACTCCTCCATTTCACTATGAGGTCTCTGATGCTATATCTGACCATTCTATTAAGCAGCTGGCGGTTATTCTCCCTCGGGGTCACGGCAAAACAGTGTTGACCAAGTGCGATATATTACACCAGTTCTGTTTCGCAGAAGAGCCCCTCTTTTTCGGCTGGGTATCCGCTACGGCGAAGCTGGCTACGGGGAATATGGACTATGTGAAATCCCATCTGGAGTTCAACGATCGTCTTTTATACTACTTCGGAGATCAAAAAGGTCGAAAGTGGACAGAAGAGGATATTGAGCTGGCCAACGGCTGCAAACTTCTATGTAAATCTAACATTTCAGGTATTCGTGGTGGTGCTAAGATGCACAAACGATACGATCTAATAATATTGGACGACTTTGAAGATGAGAACAACACAATTACTCCAGAAGCTCGAAACAAGAATGCAAACCTTATCACTGCGGTTGTTTATCCTGCTCTTGAACCTCATACTGGTAGGCTTAGGATTAATGGCACTCCTGTACATTACGATTCTTTTATTAACAACCTGATCACAAATTACGCAAAATCTAGAAAGGAAAAGAAAAAGTTTGCGTGGCACGTTATCACTCACAAGGTATTGGATTCTAAGGATAATGTCCTTTGGCCCTCATGGTTTCCGAGAGAGAAGTTAGAGGAAAAGAAGGATTTTTACCGCGATTCTGGACAGCCTGCCAAGTTCTACCAGGAATACATGATGGAGGTGCAGTCAGCAGAGGATGCCATCTTCAATATGAAGCACATTAAGAATTGGGAAGGTCATTTCAGCTATGACGATGAAAGTGGTATCGGTTTTATCATTACTGATGACAACGCTGTTCCAGTTAATGTCTTTATCGGTGTAGATCCTGCTACTGATGTCATGCGTCGCGATTCTGACTTCTCGGTAATACTGGCTGTAGCAGTGGATGAGAATAATACGATTTATGTATTGGAGTACTTGCGTGACAGGGGATTACCTGTACTTGCCATTCCTGGCGAGGGAAAGAAGGGTATCGTAGACCATCTTTTTGATTTTAATATAAGATACCACCCTCAGCTTTTTGTAATAGAGGATACCACTATGAGCCGTCCTGTATTTCAGGCACTTATAAGCGAGATGAGACGTAGGAATGATTTCTCTCTGAAGTTTAAGGAAGAGAAGCCTGGAACACGAATGAGCAAAAGAGACAGGATACAGGGGATACTTGCACAAAGGATGAGTGTGGGTTCAGTAAAGATAAAAAATTCTCACTATGATTTACAGCATGAAATAACTACATTTGGGTCTAGGATGGCACATGATGATACCATTGATGCGCTAGCCTACGCCTGCAAGTACGCTCACCCGCTAACAGGTATACATTCCACAAAAGAAGGTTTTAGGAAACATACGCCGAGCCCAAAAAGCTGGGTCGTAGCTTAGGAGAAGTGAGATGCCTCAGACGGAAAAATATGACCAGCATATTGAGAAAGTACATGAAGCATTCACGGCTACCCAGGAAAAGGGTGGTATGACTAATAAGAATGTCTTGGAACTCCAGAAATTGCTGACGCACTACTATGATAATAAATCATTGGAAGTAAATGGGCTATATACAACCGAGACGATTGATGCGGTAAATGCATTTTATGAAAACCGTTACTGGACTACAGAAAGAAGAATCACGGCAATGGAAGATAAATTTGGGAAAGATTATATATGGCAGTCTGAATTTGATGCGATGCAGGAGGCTCTAAAGGATTCTTCCTTGAAGGATTCTACTAAGGACGATACTTCTGAGGGCAAGATAATAGACGCACTAAAAAAAACTTATTAGGGATAGAATAAAATGAATGGCGATATAGGGTACACCGACAGAGAACTGAGAGATAGAAAGTATGCACGAGAAGACGTAGATAGAGAACGGGATTGGTTTCAGAGACAAGTGGACAAAGGTTTTACCTCTGATTTTTATACATCCGAAAAAGAATTATCTGGCATTGGTAGGTGGTCTGATGATAGTTATTTTGATAAGACTATTTCTAATCCCGATGATCCTGAAGGTGGCTATAGAAATGTTACGGGCAACACTGATGAGGAAGCACAACAAAAGTCTTTTCAGGAAATTAATAGGCTCCTGAAGAATCTTCCAGACCAACAGAGAATGGGAGCGACGGCTAATTTTCTGGACGACCCACGAGACATAAAAAAGTCAATACTAAGCAGGTTTGCTAAGTATGAAAACAAGTTTGGTCAAGGAGTAATCCAACAAGAGTTTAATAGACGAGCTTCTCAGTATGATGCCAAAATACCTTGGCAACCTTCAACAAGTGAAGGGACATGGGGACAGGAGGCGGGGAGAGTCATGAATCCTGGGAAGGATATTTATTCCAAGTTAAACCACCAAGGGCAGCAGGATCTTTGGAACGATATGTCAGCAGCCATTCAATTCTCACAAGATTTTCCAGATGTGTGGTCTACACCCTCTCGATTCGAAGCTAATGATCCTGGTGTGGATATAGGCGCATCAATGCAAAGAGGTGAACCCTCAGCAGTTGAGGATAGACTTATTAAGGCATTTAATGATGAAGATGAGGTAGGTTACTAACTAAAGGAAGGATAACGTTATGTCAATGAGAGATGAAGGTCCACCACAGGGTAAATACGAAAATTGGGAGATTAATAAGCGAATAGGTGATGCAAGATCTCAATTAGAGGAGAAATTTGGAGGTATGATTAATCCTAATATGGAAGAAGAAGGATATATTGATATACCTTTAGACAGAAGAAATGAAGAACTTGAGTGGTTTTTTGAACAATTTCCAGTAGATAGGAGCACTGGTCAAAGGTGGGATCCTATTACAGGACCAAGAGGAAAAATGGAACGTGGTGATTGGTCAAAATCACCATATAGTACAGACGGCTACCAAGGTAGTGAGGGTTCTGCTAGAATTCCTTTAGACGAATTTAGAGGATATCAGGACGTAGGACTAGAAAGACAAATGAGTTCTTTCGAGAAAAGTATATTGGAAAGCTATCATCCAGATGCAAAAAGACTATCTACAGCAGAGGGTAGCATTGGGACAATGGATCTTGAAGGTGACCTCATAAAATCAATGAAAACGATAGATGAAAAGCCGATCTTCTAGAATGGATACACCTATGACACTCAAAGATTTGACTAATAGAAAAGAAAACCATGCTGGTACTTATGATATTGACGATGAAGTAGAAGAGGTAGAAGAAGAAGAGGATGAGTAGTGGCGGCCAGCGATAAGAAAGCGGATAGGATTAAGCAGTTGTTTGATGCTATTAATGGTGCTCATCGGATAGATTGGGAGACTGTTAATCAGAGAGGACATGATTTTTCTCTTGACAATCAATTAACAGAGGAAGAGTTCAAAACACTGGAAGATCAGGGAATGCCTACTTTTACCATAAATAGAATTATACCAGTGGTGGAAATGCTGAACTTCTATGCTACTGCTCAATCCCCACGCTGGCAGGCTGTTGGCGTAGAGGGCTCGGACACTGATGTAGCTGCTGTCTTTGCTGATATTGCTGACTATATATGGAACCTTTCTGACGGTTCTTCACTTTATGCTAATGCTGTAAATGATGCGATTACTAAAAGTGTTGGTTATTTAATGGTAACAGTAGATTCTAACCTAGACAGGGGAATGGGAGAAGTTATCATACAGCAGCCCGACCCGTTTGATGTATGGGTAGACCCCAAGAGCAGAGACCCCTTGTTTAGGGATGCAACTCATATTATTATACGCAAACTTCTTCCCAGGAGTCACTTACTTAATATATATCCTGAGTATTCTAGGAAAATTAAAAGTGCGAGTAGTAGGTATCAGACCGAGTACAATTACACGGAAGGATCCGATATTAGCAATGATTTTCAGTATAAGGATATAAACTATGCTTATAATGCTGAGGGTGAGACCGAAGAATTTCTTGAGTTTTATGAGTGTTACGAAAGAGAGAAGAAGGCATATTATAATGTATTTTATCAGATACCACCTTCTCCCCAAGAATTAAAGAAGATTAGTCAGGGAGTACAGGTACAGCTTAAGGAAATGAAGAAGGAGATGGATGTTCAGCTCAAGGAGTTGGACGCGAAGCTTTCAGAGGGTGTACAGAAGGGCGATGTTTTGCCTGAAAGACGAAAGTTAGAGCTTGAGAAGGCTGTTAAAATGAATGAGCAACAGTTGGCATCTGCTGAACAGCAGTTACTTGCTGAAGCTCAGAAGCAGGCCAGCATTGTTCAGAACAAGGTTGTATCTGAAAAAGAGTATAAGTTGCTATCAGAAGATCGGACATTTTCAAAGACTGTAGTAGATGCTATCAAGTTTTACAAGCAGGGGATTAAGCTGACTTGTGTAGCTGGGGACAAGATGATTTATCAGAAGAATCTTCCACTTACCATGTATCCGATTATTCCAATTATTTACAAGTGGACTGGAACTCCATATCCTATGAGTGCTGTCAGTCCTCTTATTGGTAAGCAGAGGGAACTAAATAAGGCTCATCAGCTTATGATACATAACGCTTCTCTCGGTTCTTCTTTGAGATGGATGTACTATGAGGGTTCTATTGATACAGATCACTGGGAACAACATGCTACTGCCCCAGGTGGTCTTTTACCTGTCAATCAGGGTTATGATTTTCCTAAAGAGGTTCTGCCCATGCCCATAACGAATGCATTTGCTGATATTGCTACTCTTGGAAAGGGTGATATGGAGTATCTTGCTGGAATATACTCGTCAATGCAGGGTGATACTGGTGCTCAACATGACACATATCGCGGTATGCTGGCGATTGATGAATATGGTACAAGACGTATTAAGCAGTGGCTAAAGAATTCAATTGAACCTGCACTTAAGCAGATGGGTGAAGTGATCAAGGAATACTCGCAAGCAGTCTACAGAGCGCATAAAGTATTTCGCATTGTACAGTCCTCTGCTTTGCAGGAGGATCGGCAGACAGAGATTAATGTGCCTATTTACAATGATCTAGGAAAGGCAATAGGAAAATGGAACGATTATGGTGCCGCAAAATTTGATGTAAGAATTGTTGCAGGCTCTACGCTCCCTGTTAATAGGTGGGCGTATCTTGCTGAGTTAAAGGAGCTAATGAAGCTCGGTATTGTGGATGATATTGCTGTACTAGCTGAAACTGACATCCGCAACAAAGAACAGATCAGTAAGAGAAAAAGTCTTTACGCTCAACTTAAGGGTGCGTTGGCTGAACTGCAGGAGAAGATGAAGGACAAGGAAGGTACTATTGAAACCCTTGAACGTCAGCTTGTACAGGCAGGAATCCGCGACAAGGTTAGAACCGTAGAGACCGAACTTCGTAAAGGTGCTACCAATGCTCAGGGTCGAATGGCTCTGGCTGCTTCTAAGATGGAGCAGGATGCAGTGGTAGTAAAAGAGAAGGCTGGTGTTGAATTGTCTGCTTTTAAAAAGGACATTCAACTAGCAAAGAGAAGCAACAATGAAAAGAAAAGTTCTTAATTAACATAAAAAGAAGGGGTAGCATGATAGAAGCAGATAAACAGTTGGCAAACCTAGAAACTGAAGAAGCAGTCGTGAGTGGTGTCATGGGTGAAGATTCAGGTTTTGGCTCCACTGAAGACTTCTTTTTAGCTCTTGATCAGAAAGTTAACCAAGGTGTTCTAGATTCAGGACCTGAAATAGAAGCTCCCCAGGAGCAGTCAGAGATGGCAACTCAAGACTTAACTCTTGACTCCAAACAGGACGCTGATGTTAAGACAGAAACAGATGGAACGGATTGGGAAAAGCGGTACAAGGATTCCTCCCGTGAGGCACAGAAGATGCGCGACAAACTCAAGAATGTTGAGGAGTTCGTGCCTGTTCTTGATCTTATGAGAGATGACCCAGGTGCTGTGCAAGCAGTTCGTTCATATTTAGAAAACGGACAACAGCAAAATGCAAGGGAGTCACTTAATTTACCTGAAGACTTCATTTTTGACATAGATGAGGCAATGACAAGTCCTAAAAGCGACTCAGCTCGGCTTTTCGAGGCGGTGGTCAGTAATGCAACTGAACGGCGTGTCAATAAGAAAATGTCGGAAGTAAAGAGTCAGCAGCAACAGTTAGTGGAAGATGATAAGCGTGATGAAGATGTTAAAAGCTTCAAGGATGAGATGAATTTATCTGATGATGATGTTGAAGATCTCATGTCTTGGGCAAAAGAGCATAAGATTACGCTTAACGATATGCACTTACTGAAAAACAGGGGTAAAGTCGCCTCTAATGTGGCACAAGAAACTCGAAAGGATATTCTTGATCAGATGAAGTCAGTCAGAGATATTCCCATTAGTGCTAGTTCATCAAACAGTGTTGGACCTGTAAAAAAAGCAGATGATGCAGTGTTTGATTTAATAGCTGATATGGATAAGGGTATCGAAGACATATTTTCAGGGTAGACTATTAAGTACATCTTCTTGCGATAGGAGATAAAATGGCTGATACACCTTTAGTACTTTCAGGTAACACTGGTTGGTCTGAAAGTGCCGCAGGGTTGTCTGGTTCCAGTCTATTGACTGGTGATCTTCGTCGCCGATATAATTTCGGAGATAGGGTTTCTGAACTGTCAATTCCTCAGGATCCCTTCTTCAGATTTGTGTCTAAGGTAGCGAAGGCTCCGACAGATGACCCCGAGTTCAAGTTCTCGGAGAAAAGACCGTTTTTCAATAAACGGTATGGGTATGTTGTAGCACATAACGGATCTGATATGACAGGTTCTCCTGGTACGGCAAATAACTATGGCGAGGGTGATTCTGATGCCACGTTAAGTGCTCAATCGGGAGATTACTGGGTAGCAATAGCTACGGATTTCCTCTCAGCAGGTAATATTTCTAACGTGATTGGTCAATATGACAAAAGCGTTGGTTCTGCGGGCACACAGCCTCAGTATTACCTTGAAAAGCAGGTAATTCGTATGAATACCTCTGGTACTGCTGGTGGTGGTACTGTAGTTGCTGATTTCATACTAGGACAAATTCAAGAGGTTACTCTTGGTTTTGTTTGTCATACTGCAGTTTCTGGTGGTAGTGGTGAAGAGGATTTTGTTACTTCATTATCTGGTAGTGACGCTTCGGCGGCATCCAGTTTTTATGAAGTAGCTATGCTCAAGCTATATATCACACGTGGTGCTGCTGCTAGCTCTGATGAGTTAGCTGGTTATTCTTCTAATAATCCAGTAGTTGCTCTTAGTGCAGTTGGAGAGAGCGCATCAGGTGCTGGTGATACTGGTGCGGCTGATCTGGAACCCATGAGGGTACAGATTGTTGGTACTTCCTACGAAGAAGGTTCGAGCCTTCTCGGTAAGACATGGAGCGACCAGCCCTGGAGCACAGGGTCTGGATTGGTTCAGACTTTCCGTGATGAGTTCGGTATGACCAATAAGGCTAGGGCAACGGTTCTGAAATATGAACCTAATGAGTTTGCCCGAATCTGGAAAGATCACATGGTTGCTCATAAGTTTGATATTGAGCAGGCAGGTCTTTTCTCTTCACAGGGTAAGGCGACCATAGGCTCCAATGAGTACTGGTATACTCAGGGTGCAGTAGACTATATCATTAACTATGGAAATATCTTCCCGCTTGTCAATACTGGTTTATTATCAGCCCAGAAGACATCGGATGATTTTCTTGATGATATGTCTAAGTTCCTTGATCCTCGTTATAATGCAGCTAATGCGACTTTGTTCTTTTGTGATACAACTTCGTATAACTGGTTGCATAAGCTGGGTGGGTTTTATGGCTCTACACTTAACATTAATTCTAATCAGTTCCGTGCTGATTTCAGCATAACTGGTAAGAAAAAGGTCTTCGGTGTAGATATGACTACAATTTCAACTCCTTATGGAGATATGAATGTAGTTCGTAACATCCATCTAGACGGTTCAGCGGTCAAGATCCTGGGCATCAACATGAAGTATGTGAAGTATCGTCCTCTTGTCGGTAACGGCATTAATAGAGATACTTCCGTCTATGTTGGCGTACAGACGCTGGAGAACTCAGGAGTGGACAAACGTGTGGATATGATCCTCACTGAGGCAGGCTTCGAGTGGAGCATGCCAGAAGCTCACGTACTCTGGAAGTAATATTAACCTAAACAACGGTCTCCCTGCTTAATCGCGGGGAGGCCAAAAATTTGGAAAGATGGTGAATAATAAAAAAAATACTCCTTATCTTACAAGTCCAGACAAGTCTTTCATTGCGTCATCTTTAAGTGATGAGCAGATTGCTGCTCAGAAAATAGCTAAAGCTTATAGGCAACATAAGAGAAAAACTTCCGATGATGTGGTATTTGATAGTATACAAAAAGCTACTCCAGAACTTAATATAATGGAGGCTGATAATACGAGAGCTGATTTATTAGGATACAAAGCAGATACAAGTAGATCAAATGCACATGCAGTACTAGCTATGGCTGGAATGGCTCCAGGACCAACTGGATTGGCTGCTGATGTTACAGACGCTGTTTTATATGCCAAGGAAAAACGATGGAAAGATATGGGATGGTCGTTAATGTCAGCAATACCAATATTAGGACAATTTGCAAGTGCAAAAAAAATAGAAAAACTTACCAGGTCAATAGAAGCAACTGCTTCACTAAAAAGGTCGGCTAAATTAATTCGCATGGAAGATTCAATAGATAACGGAAGCTTATTATTTTCTAACAAGCAATGGCAAGAGGCTATAGATGAAGGGTTGATGTCGATAGATAGAAATGGAAATATGTGGGGAAGAGCACGTGGTTCTAAAGGGCTGATGGCAAAAATTGGAAATGTATATGAGACACCTAAGTGGGATAGATATTCTGATTATTATAGCCTTATGGGGGATGTTAATAAAGATATGAGGAAGATGATGAAAACATTTACACCAGCAGAAATAGCAATGTCTAAAAGTCTTGGCAAATCTCCAATATTAAAGAAAGACCTAAGAGATATAATTCTAAAGCTTGATAAGTTATTGCCAAAAGGTAATTAAATGAATATAAATAAAGATGGCGACATTTAAAGAACAGATAGAAGCAATGGCGGGAGACTCGGCAGGTACACTAGCCGAACAGTATCTGGATGATGGAATAAAAGACATAATCAGAAGGCTGGGAGTGTTAGATGTTTCTCTTTTACATAATTTTTCTAAGATAAGTGATAACATAGTTGCCGATACTGGTTATTCAATTGCGACAAATGACCGAATTCTTGACGTATCTAGATATGATGGCACTGATTCTCATACTGCAAGAATGGTCTCTGCTAACGATAGGTTTAGGGCAGTAAAGACTGATTCTCTTTACCTTGTTACCAAGTATGGGCCTGTCTATTATAAGCTGAACAGTACGCTTCACGTTCTTCCTGTTCCTACTTCAAGTGAACCTGCCAATGTAAGCTTTGTTACTTATGGTAATGTAACTAGTTGGGATACGGGCTCATCTGGTGTTGATTTTTTCCCTGACGAATTTTATCCACTTCTCATTAAATATGCCTCAGCTCAGGTGTTTTTAGAGAAGCTTCAAAGCTATTCAGGTCTGCCATCCGACCTCACCTCTCCGTCCCTACCGACAAGCCCCGTGTTTACCTATGAGGATGTGGCAGGCCTGACTATTGTAGCTGAAGCTATAACTACTTTACCATCTCCCCCCAGTTATACACAACCTGTACTTACCTTGGGAGATGTTCCCACTATCATTGATTTAGACGTTACAATATCTATTCCCGATTCTCCAGTTACTCCTGTTTTTACGAATCCAGATGCTTCCAGTATTTTTAATCCCACTGGAAGTGGGCCTAGTTATTCGGCTCCTGAAATAACATCAACAGCTGGAACGGATTTACTTGATATTATTGGCGGTACAATAGACGATGATACAGATCAGATTGATTTTTCAAAATGGTGGGATATTGCATCTGATATGATTGAGAGTGAAGAAGATATAGAACTAGCTACTGCTCAGATACAGAAGATTTCAACTTATCTTCAGGCATATGCTCAAGAGATGCAGAATAAGCTGAATATATTCAACGAGGAAAATGTAGAGTATCAGGCTGAGTTACAGCAAGCAGTACAGGAAATTCAGTCAGTATTACAGAAAGAAGGCCAGGAGTATACAGCTATATTACAGAAGTATAGTTCTGATGTTCAACAGTATCAGGCTGAAGTTAATACTGTAGTTCAGGAGTATACTCAGAATTATCAAAAAGATCTGCAGTTATGGCAATCAGAAAGACAGACAGATTTACAAAAGTATACTGCAGATATGCAGAATGAACTAAATGTATACAATAAAGAACTTGCAGAATATGGGACAGAAGTTCAGAAGGTAATGCAGAATGCTCAAATGGAGCAACAGGCTATAATAGCTGAAGCGACACAGGATCAGGCTGCCAGCATGCAAAATTCTTTGCAGGGCTTACAAAAAGCAGTACAGGAGTACCAGTCAGAACTTGGTCGCCACACTTCAGACCTTGGTGCAAAGGTACAAGAATTTTCTACAAAACTGCAGAAAGCTAATTCTGAGTATCAGTGGATGCTGGGAAGATATCAGCTTATGCAAGCGGAATATGAAAAGGGATTTGCTCCATTTGTTCCACCGCAACAGCCAAATCAGGCAGTTGCATCACAATAAGATAGGAGATAATTATGCCAGCTGTAGTATATGATAAAGCAATAGGAGTAGTAAGAGTTACGCCACAAGTAATATTGGCAGATGATGCTGATGGGGACGGAACGTATGTTATACACCACGATATAAAAGGTTCAGTAGGTGGTGATTGTTGCTATCCTTTTGGGATTGATGACAAGTGGTATTATAATAGTAGCAAGATTTCAACAACTACAACAGCAAAGTTAATTGATACATCTACGGAAAAATTTACGGATAATAGTGCATTAATAGTTGATGCAGATGAAATAAGATTTTTATTTGTGAGACATACTGGAAAAGACGTAAATGGAGATGATGCCGCTTCAAATATCGTTTGGGTTGATCTCTCAGGGAATGTTTCGGATATACGAAATGCAAAGTCAGCGATTGTACTTAGACCTTCTTCAATGGCATCATCTGTTGCTCTTCAGACAAATATCTCTGGAAATCCTCCAACAGTTGCTGATTTTAAACTTATATGTCAATTTTCTACCAATGCACCAGTTCTCGAAGTGCTTGCAGTAATACATGATGTATAGGCGTAAATAAATGGCTCTTACATCATGGGCAGAAGTTGGAAGTTCGGTTTCTACTGGTTATGAGACGATAGATCCTTCTACTTCTGTAAATTACGTTAGTGTTCTGTCTGCTCCAGTTACTACGTATTCTAGTGTAGTGACCTCTGTTTCTAGTACGTTTACTTCTATAGCTTCAGCTCCTGTATCATCTTTTGATAGAACGTATAGTTTAAATCCATATTTTCCTGTACCTATATTTGCTATTACTGAAAATAGAAAGTGGAATGAATTTTCAACCATTAAGTGGAGTGATTTATGAAAGTAAGAGAGATTATGGAACGTTCTGGTGTTGAGAACACTGGTTTTGCCATAGCTTTTATTAAGGATGCTATGAAAGAAGTTAATATGCTTATAGAGGATAATGTTATTATGGGTAAGACTGATATTGAAGAGGATCAAAGATATTACTCAATTCCTACGGATTTAATTGAGCTTCGTTCAGTAATGGTCTTTGATGATGATAATGACAAATATGTTCGTATTCCTCGTGTAATTGGGGTATCAACAATAGACGAGGATGGTGTATAATGAAAAATTGGGGATATTATAACAGAGGTAGGAACTTAGCTTTAGTCGTTCAAGATACAACTACTAAGGAATATATCAGCCCCAACGAGTCTATTGAAGATGGGTTAATGTTGGAGTATACTAAGGCCCCAACAGATCCGATTGATGAGGAGAGTGTTCTTGATTTAGCTGATCAGCTTGCTATGGCAATAGTAGAGTTTGTAAAGGGTAAAATGGCTGAAGAAAGTGGCGACTTTGAGAAAAGACTTTTTTACATGAACGAGTTTAAGAGAATAGTTTCAAGATATCAAAACAACAAAGTAGCAGGTCCGCGTATCCTTTCTACGGGATCTTTTGCTATAAGATAGGAGAATAGCGATGCCGTTTAATGATCTTACTGATCAGTATATAGGTTCTACTTTTCAACAGCTTTTGCATGTTCCTGGTGGTGTCACTTCCAATGTAAAGGCAGTATATGATGGAGATGGTACTGTTTGCCCGCTATATCTCGGTACGGAATCTGTTAGTATGTTTGGCAACTTTACAGTCGGTGCTAATGGGACAGGTTACGATGTTAAGTTCTTTGGGGACACAGCTGATAGATATATGCTCTGGGACCAATCAGCTAATAAACTAATTGTCCAGGGAGAATTTGAGGTTACCACAGGTGTTACATTTGGAGGTGATCTTAATGTAGAAGGAGACGCTACATTTTCTGGCGATAGTGTATATCTTAAACATGCTGGATACAACTCAGGTACACCAGTAAAGGCATTATCATTAAATACTTCAGATGGGGCAATTAAAATAGCAGGTGTTGAAATGAAGACAACTGGGGTAATGAAGCTTAAGACGCTAACTCAAGCCCAACAGGAAGCATTAACACCAGCTCTTGGTGATATAGTTATGAGGTCAGACGGTTTAACAGCTAAAACAGAACCTTATCTGTATAGTGATTAGATGCCGATATTGATAGATAAAATTGAATCACGGGAC